CATTTTTTAATTTTTTTTGTTTATTTTTAAATAAACCACCTATTCTTGAAAGGGAAAAGTTTTTAGCTGAATCCCATGATTTTTTTAATGAGAATAGGGTAGGGGAGAGGTTTTGATCAGACATTTAAAACCTCCTTTCTATTAGTATAATTATTTTAACGTCTTGCTCTTGATGATTTGTTTGCTATTGCAAAATATGATGATGGGGAGATGTTTATATTTTTTTTCTTACCTGTAATATGTTTTCTTCTTAATTCTGATAAATACCATGCAAGCATAGCTAAACAATATGCTCTATCATCAAATAATCTACCTACTCTATCATCTCTTAAATCATATCTATAATTACCATTAGTTCCATCATATCTATACATATTAACTAATTCTTCTTTTGCTAAATCAATATTTTTTAAAGCTAATTCTTCATCAAAAGATAATTTATATGATTTTTCACTATCTGCAAAAGTTAAAAAACCTTTCATATCATAATCTTCTGTAAAACTTATTAAATCAAGATTTAACATTTCAATAAGTGCATCAAATAACATTTTTTTATACTTTTGCGGAGAAAGTAATTTAATTTTATCAACTGCATTTGGGAATTTTGAAACATAATCTGATGATTCAATTTTATCAATTAAACCTTTATGTTTAACTCCAGTATTATCAGTCCAATCTTCCATAAGATAGTCTGCAATATTAACACCACCTCCTCCACTTCCGGCATCAATGCAGATAGTTTCTATGTTTTCATAATCAGCAGATTGTTTACCATTATAATCCAATATCATTTGTTTTAAATGACTTGTTTGTTCTGGTGTTCTCATTGGTGTCTTTTTTTTCTTAGCAATATCTACAAAACTTACCCCATTGCATATTTCCATTTTATAACCAACATTTTCATCTAGTATAATTTCTCCAACCATTGTAATAGCATTATCGTAGGATCTGCTAGGGTCATATGCCAATGCAAATTTTCTATTACCATCGTTGGCAAATACTGGTTTCCTTAACTGAGAATTTCTAATAAGTATCGATCTTTTGATAATTTGCTTGTCAGAGCCTTCCGTAGTAAAAATATTTTTGTACTCCCTCATTCCCTTGTCATAGTTTTCACGCATAGCATTATCTATTGTTTGTTGACTAAGCAATGGAACTGGATATAATTTACCATTATATGTAGCATTAATTACTACATCAGAATTTATATCTGCTACAAAATAATTAGAATCACCAATCATCATTTTTTGTGCATATTCTCTATATATTCTAAAGAAAAAAGTATCTGTACTTGACGCAGAGGATGCAAATATTGCTTGGTTTGGAAATTGTTTTGGGAAAGTTGATACATCTATATCTCCACCAAGTCTAAAACTACTATTTTGTGTAATAAATGGTAATGATACAGCAAATAATTCATCTGGAGCAAAACCGCTTTCATCATAAAAATTGCAATTCGATCTTTTTGATCGAATATTATTAATTGCTCCATTTAATGAATTTACCGCACTGCCGTTATAAAGGTTGTACTCAAAAGAACTTGGATTATGTGTAAAACCATCTTTATTGGATGCACTTTTTACTGTTTCATTTAAAAATACATCTGTTAAACCAGTAAAAGATGCTATTTCTTTTTTTGCTATCTTTTCAATTTTCGAAAACATTTCCTGACTCTGACTTCCTGAACCAGCTAAAATATAAGCTTGAAAATTAGGTATAAGTAAACTTTTTGCCATTAAAAAAGGAGATCCAAGAGTTGTTTTTCCACTACTTCTTCCCATACACCAAACACAATTAGGAGTATACCAACTTTTTAAAAATACAAATTTTTGAAAATCAAGAAGATCTAATCCGAAAAATCTTTCTGCAAAACGTACTGGAAATTTACGTCCCCAATTAACTATTTCTGCAAGTTTTAAATATCCATCAATTTTTCTTTGTGACATAGTTTTTTTATTCACTGACTATGTCACCTTCTCTAATTTTTATTTTTAATAATCTATTTTCTTCTTCTAATTCTGTATTTTTCTTTTGTAAATTTTGAAGTAAACTACGTTGTTCATTAATCATAAAAGTATAATCATTTTCATCAAATTGTAATTGTTTTAGAATACTATTATTACTAATATCTGACACCTGTTGCATTCCTTCACATGTTTCTATGTCAAAAAGATTTACTTCTACTTCCATAAAACCTTTTTCTTGAAGTTGTTTAATAATTCCTGATAAAGTACCTGCTCCTTTTGATTTATTAGTAGCATGATTAACTGATATTCCATTATCTTTAGCCATAGCAAGAATAGCACGATATATTTTATCCTTTGTTTCAAATAAAGACTTAACTCCACCAACTTGACTTTGAACATTATTTATATCACTTGTCATTAATGTTAATGCTTGATTAAGTTTATCTATCTGATTAAAACTTTTTACTATTTCAATTACTATAGGAAGTTTAAAAGAATCTTCAAGTGTAGATTCATCAAGAAAATCAACAAGAGTATTATAAAGATACTTTTTATCCATTGGATTATCATTTTCAAATGGATCATAACCAACCATGCGAATTACATCTTCTTTATTATGTTTATCTTCTTCATTTGTATCTAATTTAATCTCAGTTTCAAATATATTTGTATTATTATTATTAGAATCTAATGGAGAAGATTCAGAAAATGTACGTGATCCGTATTGCGGTAATGAATTTACTTTTTGAAAGTAGATCTGAGCGATATTACTATTACTATTATTTGCTTGTTGTTCTGCACTGTAATATAAACTTGATTCAAAATATACATCAAGTAGTCTACATAAAAAATATAATGCAGTTTTACAATCATCATATTTATTAACTAAATATACGAATAAATCTATACAACATTGACGACATACAACCATTCGTTGATTATTTGCTTTTAATATTAATGAATTTGATTTATAGAAATCTTTATCTTGATTTTTATCTATTCCACAACAAACACATTTAAACATAACTTTTTCTTTTTTAGGTTGTGGCGTAGTTGCCACAGTTTTTTTAACTCTAGGAATAAACGCCACACTCCCTTATTAGCATATTTTTAAATCTTTATCAGTAATTTTTCTTAAAATTTTTGCTAATATTACTTCAATATTATTAAAATCCCAATATGGAATTTCTAATAAAATTATATTTTTATTCTTACAGTAATCACGTTTAATCTGATCATTTTTAATTTGTTTTTTATAAGTTTTTTCTCCACCAAAAAATTCTATTGGTTTATAATGTTGCATTCCTTGATATTCAATAAGTAAATTATAATTTGGTAAATAAAAATCATATATTAAAGGATTTTTATTTTTACAGTCTTTAAAGGCATGCTCATCTTTAAAATAATAATTATTGTATTTTAACCAATTATATATCTTAATTTCTGCCTCTGATTTTGATAAATGAGGATGTCTACAATTACCATTAATAAATGAATCGGCATCCATAGTAAATTTTCTATCAATATTACTAGGTAAATGCTCTCCAATATATTCCCATTCATAATCTGTTTTTATATCTATATAATACTTACTTAATAATTTATATTCTTGTCTAAACATAACACAATAATGTTGTATGTTTTCTATAGCAAATTTATTATATTGAAAAGGACTTGGTTTATTCCCTTTCTTTAAATTTGTGATTGATGCAAATACAATAAATCCATCTTTATTAATGCATTTTATACTTTTATCAACATTATGCCATTCATTAATATCAAATATCACTAATGAATAATTATTATAAAAATTAATTACCTTATCTTTATCCCACATTATTTTATTACTTTCTTCATAATGGCATGATTTACACCTTCTATTTGCTGAATAAAATTTATTCCAACTAACCCAATATTCTTTATGATTTTCATTTGGACATTTAACTAACGTCCATAATTGATTTTGATAAGATTTTTGTACCCATTTTATTTCTAATATTTTATAACCAATTGCATTTGCTTTACAATATTGATTCATATTTTCTAGATTCCATTTTGATTTATTATTCATTTCTCATCACCAAATCCCTTCTACGTTTTATTTTCTCTACGTGTTTTCTTTACCCTATAAAATAAAAAGAAGTGAGTCCACGTAGAGATTGGGTCATGACTCCCAATACAAAACTCACTTCTTAAAAATATCTTATTAAAAAATCACAACCAAATCTCACATTTATATTAAACAACAATACACAATAAAATACACCCAATAGAGTGTATTCTTTTTATACTGTTAAGTATAATTGATATCCTTGGTCAATTAAATGACGTTGTTAATTTATTGCACTTACATTTCCACCTTTTACAACTATACCACCTTTATTAATACAAATAGAATTATTATCGTTATTAATTAAAATATTATCACATTTAATATTACCATCAGTCAATATACCCATCTTATAAGGTATATCAGTCCTCCAAACTTTATGATTCCTAATATTTCCTTCATGATTCTGCTCCCATACTGCAATTTCTGTAATAAATTGTGAATTATCTAATTTATTCTCTAAATTAATTTGTTCTAAATAATCTTTATAAGAAAATTTTAATCCTTTATCAAAACCTAAACTATCAGGATTATATACTGATACAGTTTTATTTTCGGTATCAAAATAAACAATTGCACCAAATGTTTCACATAAATCTACAAGAATAGAATCTAAAACAGTTTTTGAAAAATTAAATGCTCTAAATATTGAATCATACAAAGGATCTACATAACCAATAGACCAAGATGTATAAATTAAAATACTATCTAAAATTTCAGAACAGTTTTTATTAATTGCATCATATGATATTGCATAATCTGCTAATTGTATTTCTAATGAATATGCAGTAGAACTTATCTTATCATTTTTTATAGTTTGATTATCAATCATTTTAATTAAAAACCATTTTGATTGATTATTTAATGTTAATTTAATTAAATAACTTTCTTTAATTATATCGGCATATTTTAAAGGAATAAAAAAAGTTAATTGATCTACACCATTTAATTTTTCTGTATAAGTGACATCATATAAATTTAATTCACCAATTAATTTACGATCTGGTTTATGCAATGTAAATACAGGTTTATTTACATTCTTATTTTCTACACCATACTCAGAATACATTAATTGCCAATCATACTTTTTAATTAAATCTAATGTTTCTCTTAATGATTTTAACGTAGCAATATATCCATTCATTTCATTATTACTTCTAAATCTCGTAAGTCTATCATTTAAATGTTTTGCTTCTTGCTTAAGATTTGCCACTATGTCATCATAAAAATTATTATCATTTTTAGATACTAACTCGCAAGTCTTATGCTTTAAATTTTCATCAATAGATATTGGGATACCTTTATAATAATATGTATAATCTTTCATAATTATATTTGGAAAATCTACTAGTTCATTTAAGAATTCTCGATTACATACTATTTTTATTACGTTTTTTAAATCTCTTCCTTTAAAATCAATCATATTCATGTTTATACCTCCACAGTGGTCAGGTCACTACCCATATATTTATGCTTTTAAATAAAGCACAATAAAACTCACTACAATAAAGTAATGAGTTTAATCTACCTTATTATTAATTTATTAATTCGCCCTTTGACTCAATGATTATTAACTTCTTTGTTGGGATTCTATACCCATAAAATTCTTAAAAATTTCCTAATCTATTAACACTACTCAACACACACTCCAAAAACTACCCAATAACTCCACCTACAACAATACTAACATTATCACTATAAAACACATTACCATCAATAAACGTCAACTTAATCTGTGTATTATATTTATATTCCCTGGGAAAATCACCGCTTTCAACTACATATTTAATCTTACCACTTGTTTTAGGTTCAATCAAAGTAAATTCATCTTTTATGTATGTAATCTTATAACCCCTATATATCATTTCCGCTTTTAATAAATTTGTTAAATCTACTAATTTATTATCTTTATCTTTTATAGTAAAAATTAATTCTGTACCAGCATCTCCTGTCTTAATTATTATGCCTCCCTTTATGCAATAAAATTAAAAATATAACCACCGCACGATTTACGTACTTTACTTCCTCTAAGACATTCATTTAAGTTGCCAACACTTAATCTTAATTCTTTGGCACATTTCCGCTGAGATACATATGAACCAACAAATTCATGAGTATCTTTTTTATAAACATTAAATGGTTTAGTATCAATTTTTTTGTAAATATCATTTACTTTATCCTCATTGTATTCATCTTTATAAATAAATACATAATTTCCGGTTTGATTTCTTTTGCCATTGAGACACGAAGTAATATTTGCTTGACATAATTTTAATTCTTTAGCACATTCAGTTTGATTAATACATTCTTTAATAATTTTTTTATCATATAAAACATAAAATGGTTTACCACCATTAATTATTGATAATTTAAGTTTCGTTTCTTTATTACGTTTAACACCAAAAGTAGAACCAGCTATAGGACATATATTATAACAATTTTTACAATTATCAAAATAAATATCTAAAAAAAATTGTTCTCGTTCTAATAATTTAGTTTTATCTTCACATTCTTCAATTATTTCAAAATTAAAATTTTCTTCACCATATTTATTATAGGATCTTTGCAAATATATATTCTTATGCTTATTGCTATTTAATTTATTAAAATGAGCATTTTTTCTTCTTTTTAAATTTTCACTACTACCAATATATATCTTTTTATTTAACTTATTGACTATCATATATATACCACTTTTTATCAATAAATCGCCACCAGTTCTCATCTCTCTATATCATCACTCCAAACTCTTTTTTCAATTCAATAACTATTCCAATCTCCAATTTTCTCATAATACTAACTTCTAATTCATTCAATAAATCAATATAAGTAGTAAATTCTAATACTACCCCATTAGAATTATAAACAATCCTCTTCAAATCTTCTAATACACTAATATATAATTGTATATTTCTTCTTAAATCACTACTAATACTAACTGATTTATTAACCTTCCTCAAAGTATCAGCAAATATAATTTTACTATTCAACACACTTCTTACAGTATCAATAGATAAAATAGCATTAATAATTAATTTTCTACTCGTATCACTATTAATATTAACACTATTTAACAATATTCTCATTAAATCAATATTAACAATAGTTATATCTTGATTAGTTAATATTCTTAACAAATCTACATTTACATTATCACTAACTAATATACTTCTTAATGTATCACTATTTATAAATACACTATTCAATATAATTCTATTTGTATCATTATTAATTATATTACTATTCAATAATATCCTAAATAAATTACTATTAATTACATCAGCATTAATTATTAACCTCTTACTATCAATATTAATAATATCATCAATAATTAATTTCCTAAATAAATCAACATTTACAATATTAGAATTAACAATAACCCTTAAAGTATCACTATTAATACTTTCTGTTGTATTCATAACTCTTAATAAATCATTATTAATAGAAGTAGTATTATTTATATTCCTTGATGTATCTGTATTTAATATATCACTATTTAATAATACTCTTAAACTATCATTATTAACATTGATACTATTTTCTATATATCTAATTGAATCACTATTTACTAATTCATCATTCAATATAATCCTTAAAATATCATTATTAATAGAAACATTGTTATTTACAATTCTAATGCTATCACTATTTAAAGATATATCATTTACAATATTTCTTAAAGTATCAGTATTTGTAGATATTGTATTATATAATATCCTGATACTATCATTGTTAATTGTATCAGTTACATTTATATATCTCATACTATCATTATTTATTGTATTAGATAATAATACTTGACGATTTGTATCTACTGATATACTTACATTATACAAAATTATTGATGATCTGTTAAAAGGTTGTCTATTAAATTTACTTCTATTAAACATTTGCTATAAAATATTCACTCCTTTCAAGGAGTATTAAAATTAAAACTTAAACAATATATGCTATTGTATCATCATATTCTTGTTGTGTAATATAACCAACTAATAAAGCATTATCAATTTGTGCTAAACTGAATATCACAGCAGCATATTGTTTTACTGGTTCTACATATTCTTGAACAATCAATGAAAATGTAGTTGTACCATATAAATAAATTGCTCTTGCATAAGATGAAGTTCTAAACGGATAAACAGTCATTGGATAAATTGTCATTTAAAATTCCTCCCTTTATATTTTTATATTATTTATTAATTTAGTAATTCACTGATTATTATTTAAGATTCTTCTGGATGTGTACTATAATACCAATCCAAGAAACCAAGAAAATCATTATTCATTTGTGCTAATTGAGTTTGAATATTTTCTGTTGTTATTTGTATGGGTTGAGTAGGTATAATTAATTCACTTACTGGTCTTTCTATAATTTCGCCACTTAGATATTTGTATTTTAATACTCCTGGATAAATATAAATATCCAAATTATAATGTCTTTCATTTGTTTCACAGATTAGAATATCGTTTTCTTCTGGTTGTTCAAATGCTGTTGAGAATGATTTGATAATTAGACTATTTTCATCTAAACGTATGTAATGTTTATAATCGTACATTTATCTACCTCCTATAATCTTGCATCTGCAATTAAATCAAAATCATAATATGTTCCTACTGTAAAAGGAGTACCACTATCATATAAATATGAAAAACCTTTCCTATTGCCAGCATAATTAACTGTAGTAAAAGAAACTTTAGCATTTGTTGCTGTTACACGAACTTGTTTGTCTGTATTATCATTTCTAATTTGTAATGTAGGAGCAATTCTCATAGGTGTTGGAAATCTAAATGAGCATATAATATTATTTGTAGCAGAAGATACACCACTTACAGAACCAGTATTAGGAGCAACAACACCTTCATTCCAAGAACGATAATAATATTCTTGACAAGCATACTGTATATTACTTAAACCTATAGATGTGAATGGTAATACTATACTACCTTTGTTAAATTGATACTCAGTAAAATGAAAATTTTTTGTAGTTATAGCACCACAAGAAACTAAAATTTCAATTTCTATCCCATATGAAACATCACCTAATGATATATTTTCAAATTTAATTGTTGTTGCTGTTCCAGATGACACACTAATTGCTCCACTGTTAAATATTTCAGTTACTCCAGTATAATTATCGCTAACTGTTGGTTTACGTAAATAAATAGTATAATTTATATTTGATCCAACATCATGATAAACTTTACATGAGAATGATGCTATTTGATTTTTTAATTTAATTGCATCTTTTGCACTTATACGATATCTAGTATATAAAACACCAGAACCAGTAAGTGTTACACCTGTTATTGCTAAAGCATAGCCAGTTGTACCAACAGTAGAATTTGTTACTTGTGTTATGGAACCTGCTCCAACTGTACCACCTGCTTTAACACTAAACATATCAACACTACCATATTGAGGTGTAGTAGATAATGTTTTTGCTACATCCTGTGCTACCTGACATCCACCATTAATAATTGCTTGACGATAAAATTGACCATGTCCTGCATCATCATTTATATGTTCAAGCAAATTAGCAATAATTGCACTATAATCATAATTTGTAAAATTTCTACCAATACTAGTTCCACTAACCCATGCTTTTGCAGTTCCTTCAAATCCTCTAGTAACACCTGTTAGGTCATTGCCTGATATTCCTGTATATGTAATAGTTTCTGCATCTTCACCTGTACCAATAGTTGCTTCATTTGGAGGTGATGGAAATTTAGAGGGATCTGTTACTGTTATTGTTGTTTGTGAATTAGTTATATCATTTGATAAGGTTGTACTAGGGGAATTGACTATCCCAGGATACATTTGTTGCATTTATATCACTTCCTTATAAACAAAAAATTATTCATTATAATACCATTTAAAACCATACGCCGTTTTTCTTTCTCCTTTTATTACTCTAACAATTGATTGTGTTATTTTATATTTATTTATTCCTACATTATTTTTAATTAAGTAATCTACTGCTTCTTTTATATTATTAAAATCTGTTCTGATATTACTATTGTCTACTGAATAAATGGGTTTAATATCTTTGTTTACTCTTCCAATACTATTTTCATCAAGAATAGAAAAAACAGTAGGAGGAGAACAATTAAATTGTTTAGCTGTTTTTTCACCACTACCACATTTTAAATAAAATTCTATAATAGCATTATGGTCTAAATCTAAATATTTATGAAGAGATAAATCTATATTATTAATATGTAATATTTTTCTAATTGTATCTTGATGACAATTGAAATATTCAGCAGTTTTTGGAGTAGATTTATGTTCTAAATAATAAGATACAACTTCTTCTTCTTTGATATTCAAACGTAATCCTTTACCATCTCCACATCTTTCTATATTATTTTTCTTTAAAATTTTATAAATTGTTTCATATCCACAATTAAAAAAATCAGCAGTTTTATATGCTGATTTACATTCTAAATAATATTTTATTACTTCGTCATTATTTAAATTATGTAAATGAACACATCTTTCTATATTATTAGATTTTAATATAGTATAAATAGGAGATGTACTACAATTAAAATATTCTGCCGTTTCATATGCAGATTTACACTTTAAATAATATTCAATAACTTCATTTTCATTTAATTTTATATATTTATTACCATATCCACCCAATGTACTATTATATCCGTTACTATAACTATCATAATAATCTATCCATTTAATTTCTGCCTCATCAAGATATTCCGCAGGAAGTTTTTCAATTTCTTCTATTATAAAATTATTAGCACCATATTTTCTTATAGCATGTAAAAATTTATAATTATCGCCATTCTTAGCATTCAATCTATGTTCATTCCATCTATATTTTAAATTTTGTATAGTTTGTCCAATATATATTTTATTATTAATTATATTAGTAATTTTATAAATACATCCTATTCTTCCTGATAAATTATACTGCTGCAATGGTTGCTACCACAACTAAGTCTGTTCCCTGATCATTAGTGGGCGTTTCATCTGAAGTAGCTTTTGCTTTTGCCCAGAATAATACATTAGTTTGTCCAATAACTGATGTGATTGTTAATGCTGCACCATACGCACCAAATGTTCCAGCAGAACCACTACTATCAAGTGCTAATGCCCATTTTGTAGATGTATCTCCTGTTGGCGTAATGACAGTGTTTCCAGTGGTTTGATAGCCATTGGGTGCTGAAGGAGCATTAGCACCATCACATCTTAAAGCTAATTTAATTGGTGAAGATACCTCGTTTGAAGTGGCATTGAGGGTACATATTATGAATGAACTAGAATCCCCTTCAGAGACTAAAGTACCATCAGTATCATTAGCAGTTGGATTATTTTTATATACATGAATATATGACATTATATTTAACCTCCTTATTAATATAATTAATTATTTTTCATTTTGTAAATATAAAAAGACACTGATTTTCTCAATGTCCTTATAACTTACAAAATTATATTGTTATATTCAATTATCTAATTATCTAATTCAATCCTCTAACGCTTCATCCATCAATTCTTTTATATACCCTCTATGATTTCTCCATCCTATATCTTTACCCAATACAAACAATTCATATAAAACATTTTTTACACATGAATCACAATCACAATCTAAATTTTGAATCTTATCAAAGAAATGCTCAATTGTACTAATTTCCATACATTCTTGTTTATTTTCACAATCTTCACATTCATTTATTTGTTCTTCTTCTTCTTCTTCATTCTCACAATCAATTACAAATTCATCCTCATCATAATCTGGAATAAAAATATCAGCAAATTCGTCTAGGATAGTCTTAACTAATTGAAAGTCTTTACCAGCATCTATAGCCCTACATGTGAAAATTTCTAACAATTCACCATAATCGAATTCTTCTACTTCACATTCTTCTTGACAATTACAATCACACTCTCCACAACATTCATCACATTTACAATTATTTATATAATCTTTACATTCTTCGCAATTATCATCACAGTTATTATAAATATAAGGATTATCTTCTACTTTTTCTTTTACTAATTCTTTCTCTTTATATTCTAATTTATATTCTTTTAACTTTTTATCCTCAATATCCTTTTCTCTTTCTAAATAAAAATAATATTCATCACAATCTACTGAATTGCCATTAATATAAAACTCTTCAAAAAATTTACCAGACTTAGAATCATAGATTGCCTTTGCTTCAAATAAATTCATGGTTAAAAATTCTCCTTTAATATAATAAATTTATTTTATAATTTAATTATAAACAATTAGTATTTAAAACAATTCTTCAATATTTTCAACAATCTTAGTTGCAATACCAAGATCAACACATTCTTGAGGCATTAAATACCAATCTTTATCTTCTACCTCTTTATATTTCTTTGCAGTTATATTTGTTCTTTCTAAAATAAATTTTTTAGTTAATTCATTATCTTTCTCAAGAAATTTAGAATAATCAATAATTTTATTCACATCAGATATAATACCACTAGAACCTTTATGTATCATTACTCTTGAAGTAGGGAGCAATAGTCTCTCATTCGCTGCAATAAAAATCATAGCTCCAGCACTGAAAATCTTACCCATAGCAATTGTTACTACGGGTGTTTTTGACAACATAATAGATGCAATAATTGCGTTCATGCTACTTACATCTCCACCATCTGTATGTAAAAATATTTTAATCTTTTTTCGTTGTTCAATTGGAATATCTTTATCTTCAAAATTCCAATCAAATATGTTTTTAGCATAGTCAGCAACATATTCCTCAATAAATCCATTAATAAAGATTTCTCTCTTAGAGAATTGATTATAAAAACTAAGTAATTCAGGATCAGGTAATGTAGTTTTCATTAATTTTTTAATTTCTGCATTTTCCCAATCTAAATCAAGTTTAATTGTTTCATTTTGCATATTAGTACACATTTAATCCCTTCATATATAATTTATTTTATTATATTATTAATTTAAAATAACTTCTGTAGTAGTCAATCCTTTCTTATTACTAATCTCAATTAATGTTGCACCAGAACAACTTCCAGTCAACAATGTATCAGAGAATGGATCACTTCCCATAATTGAAGGTAAAATAATAACTTTTATATTACCATTTTCATTTTCACCAACTGTAAGTATATTTTCATGATGGTAATGACCAAGCAATAAAATATCAATATTAATTCTATGTAATATTTGAAGTTCTTTCACTATATCAGCAATTTTCTTACCTTTAAATTGATGACCATGACAAACAAAAATATTCTTATTATTAATATTAAAATAAGCATAATCTGTTGTATAAATAGGAATATTAATCCTATTATTATCTCTGAGACTTCCAGCAATCATATGTATAATTACTTTTTCTAAATCTTCATCAGGGAATTGTCCTGATTTAGTATCAAGAAATCTTATCTCACTATGATTAGAACTTATTACATGATGATAGGTGAGAGGAATATAATTTGATAATTGATTTAACCATTCAGTCATCATTTTACTAAATTCAATCACACTATCAATAACTCCTGTTTCAAGAACTTTAAGAGAATTTACCCGCAAAAGTCCCTCAATATTATCACCACCATTGACTATATGTAAATATTTAATATCTCTATCGGCAATTAAATTAATTACTTCTGATAAAAGTAAATTCATTCTTTCGTAACAAATTTTTCTTGAATAAGAATTATTTACTGATTCAAATTTCTTTGCAAAATGAATATCTGAAATACCTAATAAGCCAACTTTATTACCATTTTCTAATATAAATTCTTGAAATTTAGGCACTTTAATAGTATCTATACTATTTTTAATTCCATCAAGAAATAATTCAAATCTGGCATCTTGCCTAATTAATTTATTTAACTCTATTCTTAAAGTTTGAATCTTAACTTTCTCTTTCTGTAATTCAATCTTCTTCATTTCTAACTCATTCAATACCTTATCATCACTAACATTCTCACTAACCATCTTATCCTTTAAATACTTATAAATCTCATACGCACCATAACCTTTAGGTTGTAATGCTTTTCTAAGAGAATCGTAATGACAATTAAAATTGCAATATTCCGCTATATCACTCCAGTCTAAATCATCTGGTTTTTCTTCTATTTTTATTTCTGCTAAACGTAGAAGATATGGTATTGTATCTTCATTTTCTTTTTGTTTGTATCGTTCCATTTATATATTTATTCCTCCGAAGAATAAATTTAAAATAGGGTAGAGGATGTTAATACTAATATTAATCCTATTACCCATAATCGACCTGTTTATAAATTGCATACAGTACCTTTTGTAGTACAAATTATCCTCGTACTTTTACACATTTTACTCAATTCTTCTTCTAATAATTCTTTCATTCTCAATTTACTTTTCTCTTCAGCGTGAACTAAATAAATTTTATCTGCATTAATTCCTTTTAAATAATTCAACAACTCAATTTGTCCAATATGAGAGGAAAAACTATTTAAAATAGTAATATTACATTTATTTTTATAACTTTTACCTTCAATATTTATAAATTTTTGTCCATTTTTAATCTTAGAAGCAATACTACCTTCAGGAGAAAACCCTACAAAAAGGATATGTGATTTAATATCTGATATTAATTCTTTTAAATAGTTAACACTTCTGCCTTTTAATAAGAATCCGCTACTACTCAATACGATCTTAGGACTTTTATCACTAACACTTAATTTACTTTCATTATAATCTTTAATAAATCTAACATTATCCCAATTGCAAACTTTCTCAAATAATTCTCTATGTTCACCTTGCAATGCATCTTTATATACCTTTGTAATTTCCCATATTAAAGGTGAATCAACAATAATAGGAGTAGTAAATGTTTTATCTTCTCCATATAACATATATAAATCAGTTAATATTTGTTGTGATCTTGATAAAGAAAATACAGGAATCAATATTCTACCTTTATCCATTAAACACACTTGATTAACAACAGTTTTAATCTTTTCTAAATCTTTATTCCTACTAGCATTAATATTCTTTTCATCTGCACCATAAGTACATTCACTAATTACTATATTTGCCTTACTACAATATTCAGTATCTTCAACATAATAGTTTTTGTTTTGATTACCTTTTAAATCAGAAGTATATAATATTTTCTCAATATGTCCTGTACTTGTTTTTAAAAATAATTCTAATTGACAAGCACCTATTATATGAGAATTATGTAAAAATCTAAAACTTGTATTATCATCTAATTGATGTATTATTCCATAATCATAACTTTCTACTAAATTTAATGTACTATATACATCATCTTCATTATAAAATGGTTCAAAATTAACACCACGTTTTTTTGATATATATTCTGCATCTTTCCTAATTATATTTGCTGAATCTTTTAGCATTGGTTTTAATAATTTGGCAGTTATATCTGTAGTTATTATTTTACCAGTAAATCCATACTTAATTAATTTAGGGGTTAATGCCATATGATCCGTATGAGCATGGTTAAGGAATACATAGTCTATATTCTTAGATTTAAAAGGAAAAGATTTAGCATTTTCTTTATAATCTTTTATAGAGTTTGAACTTTGAATCATTCCACATTCTAGGAGTATGTTATTATATTCAGTTTCTATTAAAATCATAGAACCAGTTACATTTACACTATTGTTACCAATAAATGAGATCTTGATTTTTGTTTTTTTCTTTTTACCCATATGATTCACTAATCATAAGATATCAATTCCTCTCGGAAAATTTTTGTTGCACTATTTAATCTTTCTTATACATATCCTTAAAAACTCTATCTGCCATCCAATCAGGTACTAAAATCTTTTTCCTTCTACTTTTTTTCTTTTTTGAAGTGCCAGACAAATCAGGATACTTCCCACCTTCCATTTTTAAAATATTTTTAGAGATTAACCATTCTTTTTCTTGTTGAGATACTTGTTTCAATGTTAAATTTAATTCTCCTTTTATATTTTAGTTTATTTAGTTTTTGTTTTGTATTTAATTTAGGAACTACATATCTCTTTTATTTGTATATTAGACCTTGCTTCCCTAGTTATTTAATCTAATTTTTAAAGAATTTTAATGCTTAAAAGTATTGATATTATTGAGTTTATAGTATATTTAATTTAAAAATTAACAAAAATTAAAATAAAGAAAAACCCTTAATCTATAAGGGTTTATTGATAGTTTGATTTTCGTCCGAAATTTTATTTTTATACCATTTTTTATTCCTTTTTTTATGATTATCTTTCTCAATATCTTTTGCACATTTTTCACAATATTTTTTAGTATTATAAGATTTAATCCTGACACCACAAATTTCACACATTATATATCCATTTTCTAAACTTTCTTTGATATTATTCTTCATATTTTCTACAATTACATTACCAAAACATTGCCATAAAGTTTCTTTAAACCTACTTTTAGAAATATTATATAAATGTTTAACTAAAACATCAGTTAT